TAGAACTTCATGCCCAAATATTTTAGGCCGTCCGTGTAAGTTTTTTCCCACTCACTGCGACTTTCTTTGTCTGATTTAATGGACGATAGGACGTCATCAGCAAGCTTTGACAAGTCCGATGGAGAGATAAATTCAACCAGATTGGCGTTGAAATCTGTGGCGATCGGCTCGTCAACGGCGTCTATCTCATCATCGATCAGTATGCTTTCTTCTGAGATCAGTATTTCTGCGGCGTTGCGTATTTCATCGGCCCGCGTCATTTCAGGCTCTATTTCCATAGCGCTGCCCATAGGCATTACATCGGGATCTGTTTCAGTGCCTAAGCCTTTTTTTTCAATCGCCATCAGTAATACACCTGTCTATTCGCACGCAGTAGTTGCACTTCCTCAGGGTAATCGTCCTGTAAAGCCAAAAACCCACCTTGGCGGAACCGCATTAGAGCCATAGTAGCACTATCGCAATAATCGTCATTATCGCCGAACGGAAAGCTTGCCATCTCTTCAATTACCTCGTCAGCAAAACTTTCATCAGGCGCCCAGACCATGCCGCTCTCGAAAATCGGAGCAACAGAGTTCATTCTGGCGATCTTATCTTGCCCGCGCGAAGGTGTATAGCTTGTTACGGGTATACCCATGCGCCTCAGCTCTTGCGTCAAGGGCGTGCCGCTGGCTTTTGCTTCAATTAAAATACAATCAGGCTCCCAGTATTTATATTCATCGTAAGCCAATCGCTTGAGTTCTGGGAAATCCATTCGTACTCGTTTTGCGTCTAGCAAGATGATTGATTCGACGTCCTCGTCGGGCGAATGAAAAATGGCCCACGTTGTAATAGCGGAGTAATCAGCCGTTTCTTTTTTGCTAAAAGCGGTGTCGTAACTTTGAATAACGTAGTCGTAGCCTGGTACATAATCAGGCTCCCAACGGCGCCACCACTCGCGCTTAACGATAGAGCCCGCCTCAGCCGTAGGATTTTGCATCCATTGCGAGTTCCACTTGCTGACTGGGAGTGAAGCTTTGACCGAAAGCAGCTCATCTTTTTTCCAAAACTCAGGCCATAGTGGTGTGTCTGACTCAGGCATAATTGCTGGGAACTCAATGACCTCCCATTGGTCAGCATGATCATCGCCTTGCTTTTTGAGCACTTTGCCGACGAGGTCTTTTGTGCTCCATCGCGTCATTACGATGATAATGATGCCACCTGGCTGCAAACGCTGACGTGGTCCTGATGTGTACCACTCATACGCTGACTCCATCGCGGTCGGTGACAGGGCGTCTTGCTCCGAGTGCGGGTCGTCAATAATCAGTAGATCAGCACCTCGACCTGTGATCGCGCCGCCCACACCCGCATAAAAACTTTCACCGTCTTGGTTTGTTGTCCATCGGCCCGCCGACTTGTTATCAGCCTCGAGCTTCAACTCTGGGAACACTTGCGAGTAATCATCAGAGTCAATGATATTTCTGACTTTACGTCCGAAGCGCACTGCAAGCTCCGCCGTGTGTGTGGTCTGGATAATTTTCAGATCGCCCTTCAATCCCATCATCCACGCAGGAAAATACGTTGAAGCAAACTCTGATTTGGAGTGTCGAGGGGGCAGACAGACAATCAAACGCTTAAGCTTGCCCTGCGCTATCTTGTTGAATTTGTCCCCGATGATTTTGTGGTGACGACCCAGTATGCACTCGGGCCACATATGTTTCACAAACTCAATGAAGTCGCCTTGGCACTTCTCTTGCTTTTCCATTTGATCAAAGCGTGAGAGGAGTGCCAGCGCCTCATTTTGGTCCTGTTCGCTGAGGATCTCAAAGTCTTTGAGGCGCAGATCATTCATTACATTATGATTCGGGATAGCTTCCTGTTCTAATCATCGTGCAGACTTCTTCCGCCCGGCGTCCAACCTGCTTTGCCCATCGCGAATCCATGAACTCATCGGCAGCAGTATCGTAGTCGCCTACTGACATGGCGGTCAGCGCATTTTTGAATCCGAGCAGCCGGGTCATGCCTAGGTTGAAACACATATTAATTAGTGCGTCTTGCCGCACCGAATCAATTTGGCTGAACCAAGGCAGCGTGATGAGCTCTTGCTTACAGCGTCTGATATCGTTTTCCAAAAGGTAGTCAATTTCGTCGTCCGAAAGCCCCAAGCCACCGTTTTCATCTAAATTTCTACCCACACCCACAGTAATCATGTTGGCACTGCATTTATACGCATGACTACGCACACCTTCATGTATGCGTAACTGATCAGATAATTTGCTCATTTTGACCCCGATTTACTAGCACCAAAGTAAAAACTCACCACAGAAGACACGATGCCCCCGAGATAACCCAACACGAGGTTAACGACATTGAGGTCGTTGTCATCAGCTGGTTGGACAGTGACAAGCAAAACATACCCGCCAAAGAGCACGATAGATAAAAGTGCAATCGCCCTTGCCGTCCAATCCTCAGAAAAAGATTCTCTAGCATTTTGAATATCCTTTGTTTCGAGAGCAAAAACGTCGACTTCTAGCTCCTTCATGCGGGCCTCGAACGATAGCTCTGCCTTCTTGATTTCAGCTAACTGCTCGGGCGTAGCCTGCGCCAGAGCCCTCTCAATCTTCTGTGGGGCAGGATCACAACCTAAAACATCTGCCAGCATGGAGGCCGCCGCGCCACCCACGGGACCGCCCAACGCGGCTCCCAAGGTAGGGGCGAGTGATCCTACCAGTCCTTTCACTTTGTCAAAATTCATCGTAAATACTCCACAGCGCCTAAACACGCAATAATGAAAGGATACATGGCGAATAGCATTCGCTCCATTCTATTGAACCGCGCTTGGCCTTGTTCTAGACGTCTTTCGATCATTTCACGCATGAGCTTGCACTCCGCCTCATGTATCTCAATACGTTTCAATGCTTCTTCGGCCACGTCCATTATTGGTCCGCCAATGGGTTGTCTAGCGCCCTCTGCACCATCGCTTCAAGCCGCTCTTCAAGTTCTTTGATGTCTTGATCTTGTGATGTGCGGAGTTGATCCCGCCGCGTTTCAAACCGATCCTCTGCCGCATCAATTACCTCACGCACTTCCGATTCCACGTTGTCCATTGCATCTCTCAACTCGCGAGTCGTGCTTCGAACCAAATCTTCTGTGCGATCCGCTTGTTGTTCTATCCGCAATATATCATCGCGTAATCCGTTTTTGATATCGCGAGAATACTCAACTGCCTCTGTGACTTTGGTATCCATAACCTCCATCTGCTGTTGATAGGCACCCAAGTCTAAATTAGCGATTTCTTCGACCTTCTGATACATCAAAAAGCCGCCATACAACGCACCACACAAACTGCTGACCACGCCCAGTGCCGCAATACGCGCACCCCAAGACATGCGAGAGACATGACCTGTGACCATTTTGATTTGGTCATCGATGTCCTCGCTCAATTTTCAAACTCCGCATCATTCGAAGCGATACGGCGGAGATTTTCTAATTCGCGTCGCAACTTCAACACCTCTAGTTCTTTTTTTTCAAGCTCCAACTTATAGAGCGCATTGCAGTTAATTCGCTCTTCTGGACCATCTAAAGGTATGACGATACGTGCATAGACGCCAATGTCTTTTCGTTGCTGACTAAGCGGATTGTAACCATCAAAAGGATCGTCAACGTCGTTGATGATGCCTGTGACGCCAAATTCTATGTTCGTTCCGCCACCAATAGCATTCGAACAATCTAAGTCTCCCGCTCTGAACTTATCGGATTGATAGCTGGTGGGTCCGCTTGGGAGCTGCAAATTTAATGAGTTGTTTTGTGCGAAAGCAGTCATGCAGAAAAAAGGCAGTATCCAGATGAATCTCTTCATAGCAGCGGCTCCTTAAATTTGGAGCAGATGCGCGAAGCAATGATGGTGCCGTCTCTTTTTTCTCGTCGAAGTTTCGACTGCGAGCACACATAAGTCGCTCTATCGGCATCTTCCACGTTAATGTAAACGTCAAACGTGACGTGCGACAAATACTCAACTTTCAAGATGCGATAGCCCGTCACAAACGGCACGGGTCTCCAATCAGCATCGAACACTCCGACTTCGTAGTATTCAACATCTTGCCGTTTATTGAACATGCGCATCTGCACCTGCAACACATCTTCAATATACGAGGGTTGAAACCGTGGATACGCAGGCAGCATTTGATGCGCCTGGGCAATTGAGGCCAGCAAAAACACACATATTGCAAAAAAGACTTTCATCAGTTCGCAATGCACTCCGCCATGACAATCGCGCGGTAGGTGCCCGCAGGGTAAGGTTTTCCGTAACCATACTCGGCTTTGCTTGTCACCTTAAACCAAGTCGTGCCCGCAGTGTGCATATTGAACTCTGTGGTGTAGTCATATTCGACTTTGTTGGTTTCGTAATCAGACATGTTGGTATCAGAGACCTCATTGACCTCCACGTCCGCACTCCAGTCCACAACATCATTCAAACTAGGCGCGGTGCTAAAAGAGCTAGGAGCCGTGATTCTTGCGGTGTACGCATTACCTAAAGCAATGTCGTAACGGATAATCGGTAGGACACCGCCGTCGGCGGGTAGGGTGCTTAACGTGCCCGCTACTGGGTTACCGTAAACGCCGTTAACATCTGTGTTGATCACGCACTTCGATTCGATAGTACCAGTAATGACTGCCTCTTCCGCGAGAGCTGGCAGTGCTAAAATCGTAAGTGTTGTAACTGCTAGTTTTTTCATTACTCATTCCTTACTTGTACTGGAGTTGAATCATTTTTTCGTGCAGCACCTGTTGTGCCAGGTTGTTTCGCAAACCCCGTTTATTGTCGGGGATGTCTTTTGTGGGGAGCGACACTGTCTCCGCATAGACACCACCTTCAATCTGTTTTTGATAATACGGATTGAAACGCGCTTGATTTGTGATGGCTGAGATCATGAAGTCCTGCGACACCTCGCTTGCGATGTCTAAGGCGTTTTCGGATGCCGCCAAGCCTTTTTCCAAACGATCATCAGGTTCTTCTGGGTTTTGTCTGCGGTTTTTGCCATCTCGATCAAACAACTCAGGATCTGTCTCTTTGGTGGCCTCCAAAACAGCTTCATCGCTCAACGCATTGTACGAGTCTAGATTCGGTTCTGGTGGGGGTGGTATCGGCGGCAGATAACCGGGACACGACGGGTTACTTTGCGGGTCATAGCACGGGTCGTACTTGTAGGTGTAAATGACATTGGGGTCCGCGACAGACCCTGTGCCTTCAATCTCGATTGAGCCTTTTCCCCAAAACCCAATCGGAATGTCATTGACCGCTACAATCTTGTTGATTCGGTTGCCCGGCAAGCCCGACCAATCGTCTGTTTCACGGAATATGTAACCATCTCCTTGCGCGTTTTCGTTTTGTACATGCACCAGCATATCGGCGGCAGGGTCTTTAATCGCGGTGTACTGGTAGATGACATTGTTGACCTGAAGTCCTGCCTGTTGCGGCAAGACGTTACCCATCGCCCAATTGAAGCCATTGGCGGCGGCGTTGGTTGTTACCCCATAAATGATCTCAGAGGAGGAGTAAGAGGCCGAGCACGCCAGCGACAGCACCAGCACCTTGCATACGTTTTTCATTCAATGGATTTCCTTTTTCTTCCACTTCGAAACTATCCGATGTCCCAACGTCCATCGCCAATTGTTCAGCCTCCCAAGCACGTTTTGCCTCGTCGCCAATCAAACCGTCGAAAGGACAAGGTGTGCCTGCGTCCATCATTGCATCGAACACTCGTTGGTCTTGGCACATGACTGATACAGCGGCGACTTTCATCCCCATATCATAGAGCGTTTTTGCGTTTTTTAACTTTTCACAGTTTTCGTCTCGAACGGTGGTGCCCATAGAAATACCCAAAATCTGAGTTTGCACAGCACCTGCAACACCAAAAGTGCAAAGATCTGAGTTTCCGTTTGAGATAATTTGAGGTGAGATAGCGGAGGGTGGAGGCGATTTGACGGTTGTCTCCATTGTCCCCGTGGTTGTGACCGTACTTGTCGATGTTGACTCAGTGACAATCGGCTCCTCTTGCGCATGAGAAGTCATTGCCATGAAGAGCAATCCGAAAACAAATATAAGTCTTTTCATTGTAACGCTGCGCTTTCGGTGACAGCCTCTGCGTCAGTCTCGGCTTGATTTAAAGATCTCGACAGGGCGTTGACAAAAGCCTCTCGCCCAAACGCAAGCTGATCCAGATTGAATCGCGCATTTGATATCTTGCGATCGAGATCAGTGATGTGATTCACCATCAACTGCTGTTGCTCATTTAAATCTTCAACAAAGTATTCTTGATCTTCTACGGTGATAGGGGTCTTTTCATTTTTTCCCATCGTAGCTTCTCCTTACTGTTTAGCTTTCCCTATATTGAGCGCAAGAACCTCAAGGAACTTGTACGCTTTTCCAATCCACACATCGTCTTTGGGTGTGGGTGTAACAGCGGCGATCAAAGAGCACACCGCAATGACTGATGTTGCGATGTTCGCAACGTCCATTAACAACCCGATCATGACCAAGGCACCCCGTTGCTTGTAGAAGCGTTCTTGGTAATCTGGGCGTTGACCTTAGCGGTGCGCTCATTTTCTACGCGAGTTTTTGCCTCAGTAGCTGTTTCTTCACCCTCACGCAAGTCATCATAGACCCAGCCAAGCACGTCGGCTTCAGTCAAGCTGTCGTAAGCAATGAAGTCAGAGCTAGACGCATCATACGTCAGGCGAAGTTTGCCGCCTTCTTGAGCTGACTCATTACCTGAGTCATTCTGCGCGACCATTGACCAGTAAACGATAGTAACCCCACCGTCACTGTCATTATGTTGCATATCCGATACGGACCACGTTGTTGTTACTGCCATTTCTATTCTCCTCAGTTGGATTCGAGTTGTGCGACTCGCGCACGTAGGGATTGTATTTCTTTAACAAGCATGGGTACTAGCTTTGAGTAGTCCACGCCCATCATGTCGTCTTCGGTTTCGCCTTCAGATACCGCTTCAGGTGCAACGGTGTTTAGCTCTTGAGCAACCATGCCGTAACGCTGATGTTCGCCATCTTCTATCCAGTCAAACTGGCGGACTTGAATGGCGTCTATCAATTTACCTGCATCGTCTGCGTCTGCAATGTTTTCTTTGAGCCGAGCATCTGAGGAGGTATTGTAGGCTGTTGAGTTAACGGTTGATTTAATCGTACCTACGCTCGCATCAGCACCATTTCTAAAATCAACTTGCGTAGCTGTTTGTCCGCCCGTTGCATACGCTGTTCTTAACATTAATGTGGCATAGTTTATAGAAGCGTTAGTCGCCCTAAACATTGCCGGATACAGGTTAGACTCTACATAAAATTTTCTTGAGGTAGGCGCTCCAGAAGCACCAACCATTACTTGATTATTACCCGCATCTACAAAGAGAGCGTGAGAATCACTGTCAGACTCAACGCGGAAGTCAGTGTTTAAGCTTTCGTCATTAAAGACGGCTTCACCAGCATTTAATAACAAACGAGTTTTTAACGAATTTTCATTCGTACCATCTCCGGTTCCCAAATACATGTTCCCGCCAGCACCAACAACAGCCGCTGTGTCGCCGCCTGTACCAGCGATACAAAATCCGGGAGCCGCAAAACCTCCGCCATCAGCTATTTGACCGATACCAAGGCGTCCAGTGCCCATTGTGTCTGGATCGAGGGTAGTAGCATCATCAAACACTCCGCCGCCATTGACGTTCAATACGCCACCAAAGTCAGAAGAGGTGCCGATGTTTACGTGGTCATTACCTGCATCAACAAACAGCATATTAGCGTTGTTGTCAGACTCGACGCGAAAGTTTGCATCAGCACCGTTTTCATTCACAATAACCCCACCGCCAATAGGGTTCAGAGAAAGGGGGTACACTGCCGTGCTTGTATCAATAACGTATCCAGATTGCAGATAAGTAGAATAAGGCGAGCTTGCAATCGTTCCTATAATTAAACCATTTCCGCCGCTACCCTCAAATTTCGTAGTGCCTTTTGTTTCGTCTATGGTGTCGTTAGAAACTCCTTGCACATGAAGAGGGTGTGTAGGCGAACCTTCGGCTATGCCAACGCGATCATTTCCAGCATCAACAAACAGCATATGCGTGTTGTTGTCCGACTCAACGCGGAAGTCGCGGTCTACACTGCCATCATTTATTATTAACTCGCTTGACTTAATAACAAAGTCGTCACTTGTTCCCGCCTGAGATATAAAAAAAGTTCCATTGGCACTAGTGATGAAACTAGTATCTGAAACACCTGCCCCTTTAAGAGCAATGGCTCCTGTAGAAAAATTGTTACCTGCGCCTTCTATTGTCAGTACAGCGCTTTGAGTATTAGTACCTATAGCAACCCGATCATTGCCACCGTCCACGTACAGCATATTTGCGTTATTGTTAGACTCAACGCGGAAGTCTATGTCGGCACTGCCATCATTAAACACCAAAGTGCTGGAGTCATAATTTATAATGCTGGTTAATGCTCCTGCTTTCATAGAAAAAATATCAAACGCCACATCTTCAGTGCCATCAGATGCGTCAATAATAAAATTTCTCCAGCGTGTGCCTACGGTGCTTTCCGCGGCATCGTTGTTAAAATTAAATGTCAACTCACCAATAGCATCGTTATCCGCTGGACTGCCAGATGCTCTGCTCATAGTCAACAGGGGGCCAACACTTGCGTCAGCATCTGTTGAAACGAGGGTCAACTGAGCAGTGTTATCGGCTGTTGTGATTGTTGCCGTACCATCAACAGTCAAACCGTCTGTAACGGCGGTGCCAGTGACGTCGATGCCTGTGGAGCTTGTAGCAAACTTTTGAACGCCGTTAAAAAATAATTTTGCCTCACCATCATTGTTAAAAACAGCATACAGTTCTGATAAATCATTGTTACCAAAACCTACTGATGTACCGTTGCTAGTAATCCA